ATGTATAAGAGAGCAGATGGTATTCTCCACATAATTGATGAAATAAGAATTTTTGGGAGCAACACTGATGAACTGGTTAATGAGATCAAGGCGAGATATCCAAAGAGTAAGATATGGGCGTATCCGGATCCAGCGGGAAGACAAAGAAAAACTTCCGCAAGTGGTATGACTGACATAATTATTTTACAGAATGCAGGATTTGTTGTTAAGGCACCCAACAGGCATCCACCAGTAAGAGACAGAATCAATTCAGTGAATAGTATGCTATGTTCATCAACAGGAGACAGAAGATTATTGGTTGATCCTCGTTGTAAATTTCAGATTGAATGTTTGGAAAGACAGACATACAAGGAAGGAACAACACAACCAGATAAGGAAACAGGCTATGATCACCTTAACGACAGTTTGGGATATGCAATTTCAATATTGAACCCAGTGCGTCGTGAAATAGATCTAGAAAAACAACCAACTCAGTGGCGACACAGGATAGGAGAATAAAGGAATGAGTTACGAAGAAAAACAAGTGACTAATGATTTAGTCGAAAGCAATTATAAGAGATGGAAATTCTTATTGCACTCTTATATGGGAGGCAATGAATACAGAAAGGGAGAATACCTTACCAAGTATCAAATGGAAACTGGTGGGGAATATAACGAAAGGCTAATGGCAACACCATTGGATAATCACTGTAAATCTGTCATCTCTATCTACAACTCATTCCTATTCCGCAATCCTATCTATAGAGAATTTGGCAGTATGCAAAATGATCCTGTGTTAGAAAGTATCCTATATGATGCTGATTTAGAAGGCAGAAGCCTTGATGCATTTATGAAGGATGTTTCAACCTATGTTTCCGTGTTTGGACACAGTTGGATAATAGTAACCAAGGCAGGCACTAATGCACAGACCCGTGCTGAGGAATTGGTGAATGGTGCCCGTCCATACCTATCTATGATTACGCCAATGGCAGTTATGGATTGGAAATACGAAAGACAGGCAAATGGTTATTACAAATTAATCTATCTAAAATATGTTGAAGATTACAAGAAGGATGAAACTGTTGTCAAGGAATGGACCATTGACGCAATCGTTACATCAGTATTGGATGAGGAACGCAAGGAAGTCAAGGAATCATTCATTGAGGACAACCAATTGGGAGAAATTCCTGCTGTATGCGTTTATAATCAGAGAAGCCCACACAGAGGCATTGGTGTTTCGGATATTGCGGACATCAGCGATTTGCAGAGAGCAATCTATAATGAATATTCAGAAATTGAACAGAATGTGAGACTGTCAAATGCACCTTCATTGGTTAAGACAGCAGGCACTGAAGCAGGAGCAGGTCCAGGATCAATCATACAGATGGATGAAGGATTGGATCCAGGACTAAAACCTTATCTCTTACAACCATCAGGCGCTTCATTGGACAGCCTATGGGGTTCCATTAAGAACAAGGTTGATGCCATTGACAAGATTGCACACCTTGGAGCAATTAGGCAGAGCACGGCAACAACACAGAGTGGTATTTCAAGAGAAATTGAATTCCAGAATCTAAATGCCCGCCTTGCTGAGAAAGGAGACCAACTTGAACTGGCAGAGGACAATGTGTGGTTTTACATTGCCAAATATCAGGGCAAGGAATGGGATGGTAAGATTGATTATCCAGACAACTATAACATACAGGACAAGCATTCAGAAATGTCAATGTTGGTTACAGCAACACAAACTCAACCCTCAGATCCAAGCCTCAAGGCATTGATTGATTACAAGGTTAAGGAACTGTTGGACGATGATGATGAATTCTATTATGATGACAAGGAAAGGCTTGAGGAGCGTATGGAGAAAAATGCACAAATGGAACACGCACCAATGACACCAGAAACATTTGACACGCATCTAGCAGAAATGATTCAACAGGGTTACACTATGGAACAGATTGCGGAACTGCATCCAGAGTTCCTTACCATACTAACACAGAGACTGGGTAATGCGACACAGCAATCCAACGGTTAAGCCCTACGAGGAAGAAAATTTGCAGACTCCTTGGTTATACTGGGAACCATTTGAGACTGATGAATTGGAGGCTATGCTTGAATATCACTTCCGTGCATTTATGGAGGAATATCCAAGATGGAAATACAGGCTATTCAAGATATCAGCCAAGAGAAGCAAGAAGCATTTGCTGGCTATAACAAGGTTAAGCCAGGAATTAAAACGCAGGATGATGGAACAAACCAAACAAACTCCTGCGGATATGAAAGAGATGCTGGAAAATCCAGATCTTTAAAGGAGAGCGATATGGCTATGCACACTAAGAAGAAAAAGAAGAGCAAAAAGCGTGGAGGACGCAAATAATCCATAATTGGGCTATTTGTGCCTAGAACGCATAAATATAGTTACAATATTAACTCAATAGGAGGCAGTGTTACGATGGACACAGAACAAACCACGGCAGGCAATACGGAGATAACTGACGCTCCAGCCACAGAAAAAGAAGTTCAGGCTAAATCGGAAGAAAAGTTTTACAGCCAAAAAGAATTTGATGATGCGATGGCGAAGATGAAACACGCGACATTAAATAAGGCTCTAAAACCCTACCAAGAACTGGGAGAAATCGAAGAACTCCGTGTTTTGAAGGCTAATCAAGAAAAGATTAAGCACGAAGAAGCAATGAAAAAGGGCGAATTCGAAAAAATCCTATCAGACTTGGCTTCCAAAAAAGATGCTGAAATCCAAAAGCGAGATAGCATTATCAGAGAATACAAGGTGGATACACCTTTATTGAATGCGGCAGCCAAAAACCGTGCTGTTAATCCAGAACAGGTTAAGGCACTGCTAAAGGGTAATGTGCGATTGGGTGATGAAGGAGAAGTTGAAGTGATTGACAATGCAGGAAGCGTTAGATACACTGACAATGGATCCGCAATGGGCGTGGAAGATTTGGTAAAGGAATTCCTAAATCAAAATCTACACTTTGTTGCACCCACACCAAGGACAACTAACACAAAGAGTTCTGTGATAGGCGAACGCAAGGAATTGGATATTAGCAAATTAGATATGAGCAATCCTGCTCATAGAAAACAATATGCTGAATGGAAGGATCTACAAAAGAATCCCCGTTAAGCATATAGCCTAAACTTATAGGAGACGAATATGGCTAATAATACAACTATTAACTCGGAACTTTTTACCGCGTTATTGGCTGATGCACAATTTGCTGCCTACGAAAATTCTGTGGCAAGAAATATCGTAACTACATTTGACGCACCTGCCAACTCAGGAACTTCTTTACAAGTTCCAGTTTGGTCCTCAGTAAGTGCAGACTCTTTCACAGAAGGAACTGCCGCAACTGCTAAAGACACAAACACAACTTCAGCAACAATCACTCTTGCAGAGATTGGTGCTTACTTCCAAGTGACTGACTTCCTTAGAGATTCAGCACAGCGTGATGTGGTTGGTGACTTAGGTTTTAACGCAGGTCGCGCCATTGCGGAAAAAATGGACTCAAATGTGTTTGCACTCTTCAATTCAATCACAGCAAGTGTTGGAACTGAAGACTCAGCAATCACTGTTGATAACATCTTTGATGCAATCGCAACTCTACGCGGTAACAAAGTAACTGGTCCTTTATACGCTGTTGTAGGCCCAAGACAAGCACTTCAATTGAAGAAAGCATTATATAGCGGTGGCGGAACTGTAATGGCGAACGACACTGTTGGCGGTGCTGTTCTTCAAAGAGGCGCAATTGGAGTCCTTGGTGGCTGCACAATAATTGAAAGTTCATTAGTTAAATCAGACTTAGACACTGACACTGACACTGAACTTAATATGGTTGGTGCAGTATTTGCCCCTACTGCTTTTGGACACGCTATGCGTGGTGGAATCGAAATGAATTCCCAATACCAAGTTGCGGATAGGGCGACAGATATTTTGATGAAGGCTACAGTCGGACAGGCAATTCTTCAAAACAGCCACGCTGTGAAGATTGTTGGTTCAGCAACTGACTAATAGAGAATAAATAATATTACAACTCCGGTTGTGACATTTATTGTTCTTATACGGTTAAAGGGGGTAGGCAACTGCCCCTTTTTCTGTCTTTATAATATGAATTCCCGTGATTGGTATAAATACATACAAGCAGAAGGACTGCTGGTAACGAACATATAATCATTGGGAGAAGGACTCCATTATGGCATACGCAACAATCGACGATTTGCTTGAGATAGATCCTACCATTACAGAATACGGTGTATTGGATTGGGATGCCGCTCTTGCAGAATCAGAAACAGAGGTTAATCGCTTACTTGAAGTAAGATGGTGGCCCACTTACCACAGAAGAAGAAACGACATCAAATATCCAACTCTTGCGATATTGATGGAAACTGACAAATTAGACCCAACCCAATGGACAAAAGCAACTTGTTTTTATGCACTGGCATATATCATCTGTCCTAAACTAACCAAGCACGAAGCGGATCCAGATCGTTTTAGAATGATGATGGATTACTATGAAAAACGCTTTGAACAAGAGTTTGATATCTGCACAAGAGCAGGCGTTAGATACGACAGCAATGATGATGATGTGTTCCAGGATGCAGAAAAGACACCAGATGTATTCCTAAGGTTGAGGCGATAGATGTCAAGCATAAGAGAAGATTTAGCAATCAATTTGGTAGAGGTCCTAAAAGAAATTGAGGACGACAAACCCATTCTTGTTACCAGAGAACCCTTCAATGTTGAAGAATTAGCAATCACACAGTTCCCTGCGATATTGGTCCAAACGGGAACTGAGGATAGAGAACTGCTCACTATGGGTGCGCCAGGCACTGGTAGAAAGCAGGGCACAATAAATTACAGCATCCGCGGCTTTGTTCGTGGTAATGAACTTGACTCAAAAAGAAACAGACTGATAGAACAGATTGAAGAAATACTAGACACTGACAGGCAAAGAGAAAAAACAAAATATGTGGTTATGGATTCAATCATAACTTCAATAGAAATAATTGAAAGGCAACCGCCATTGGCAGAGTTTGTGTGCAATTATGAAATCACATACAACTATTTGGTAGGAACTAACTAATGGCAACAATGACAAAAAACGGAAGAGTCAAGGAAATTCACGATGACAGTGAAATTAAAAAATATGAACAGTTGGGCTGGCAATTACAAACTGACAGCGAAAGCAACAATTCAGAAGGAGACGCAGATGACGAAAGTTAAAATTCAGAAGGGTGACAAAACAAGAGAAGTCAGCCCTGAACAGGTTTCACACTATACAGAAAGGTTCTGGAAAGTAGTGGAAGACACGGCAACAAAACAGCCTGCCGCTTCTAAATCATTCAAAAAGAAGGATGACGATGAAAAGGTTGAACTAAACGATGACAATGTAATTAAAGGAGACTAACTATGGCATCTATTACAGGACACGCAGGCAGCATCGATGTTAATGGACAAAATGTTGCTGAAGTAAGAAACTACTCAATCGAAATGACAAGCGACACAATTGAAAACACAGTTATGGCTGGTGCAAACTCAGGCAGAACTTACACAAAAGGCTTATCTAGTTTTTCTGGATCTGCTGATGTGTATTGGGACGCAACACACTTTAGCGACACTTCAAACCCAGATCTAGACGGATTGGTTAATGGTGATGTTGGTGACGCGGCTGTGGCTATCAAAGTATATCCAGACAATGCAGTAAGCGGCACATATTGGGGTGGCAACATTCATATCACAGGATACAGTATTACTGGATCTTTTGACGGTATGATTGAAGCATCTGTTTCATTCCAAGGCACAGGTCAATTAACTTACACACCGTAAGGATTTGATTGATGAAAGTTGATGTTATAGGCATCAAACAACTCACTGAGGCTTTGCAGAAGGCTGTGGAAGCAACAGTGTCAAGCACCGCTGAAGTATTTCAAGTGGCTGCCAAGAAGAACACTCCCATAAGGAGTGGTAATGCTAGGCGCAATTGGAACAAGAAGACAAGGCAAGAAGGATTTGCCGTGGAAAACCGTGTTCCTTACATAGAAAGACTTGAGCAGGGAAGTTCTAAACAAGCCCCAAGGGGTATTGTTAGACCCACTCTAAGAGAAACAAGGAGAAAACTGAAATGACAACTAAAGTCAGAGCAATGGATAAGATTACTTCGCATTTTAGAAATAAAATTAGCGGAGAAGCGAAATCCATCACTGTCCCTGAATGGGACAACCTAACAATCTATTACAAAACTTCTAACACACTTGAAGCAGAAGGTAGATTGGTAGAACTTGCCCAAAAGGGTAAAACAATTGAAGCACTGGTAGAAACACTGATTACCAAGGCAATGGATGAAGAAGGCAAACCTCTATTCACAAAAATGGATAAGGTTAGTTTTATGCACGAGGCTGATCCAAGTGTAGTAATCCGTGTTGTTGGTGAAATGAATTCAGCCAACGCGGACACCAATCTGGAGTTTGTAGAAAAAAACTAAGAGCAGACCCAGATTTAATGTTCGCTTATAGGTTGGAGAAGGATTTGGGTCTGCTTGTTAAGGATGTGCTTCAAATGACAACCGCAGAGTTTATGGGTTGGATCGCTTTTTATAAGATTGAAGCAGATGAAACAAAAAAGGTAATGCAAAGGGAAAAAGCCCGTAGGAGATAAAGAAGGTGGCACAGGAAATACTAGTAAGGTTTAAGGGCGATGCGGGCCAACTGAATAGAACCGTATCAAGAGTCAATAGAAGTATTGGCAGCCTTGAACGAAATTCAAAGGTAGCAGCCAACAGCCTTGGTAGAATACAGGGTGTTGCCAGCAGAGTCTCCGCCGCACTAACAGTGGCAGGAGTGGCTTTTGCGGGATTCATCACACAGAGAGGCATATCAGGAATACTGAATGCAACTCAACAGATGGAACAGTTCCGCACCCAACTTACAACCTATCTAGGTAGCCAGGCAAGGGCCAATGCAGAATTGGAAAGATTGAGCGAACTTGCCCAGAGCCTACCACAGGATGTTAATGAACTAACTGAAGCATTCGTAATCTTCAATAGATTTGGATTGGATACTTCAAATGAAAGTATGACAGCCTTTTCAAAGATTGCCGCGGCTAACTCCAAATCAATCATACAATTTGGTGAGGCTGTTGCTGACGCACTTACAGGTGAATTGGAAAGATTAAAAGAGTTTGGTATCAAGGTATCAACGGAGAACGGTATCTATACCGCAAGGATTGGTGAGGATCAGGTTGCTGTTGCAAATAGCACCAAGGACCTTATTGCCCAAATTAGGGGACTTGGTGAAGAAGGCGGAAGATTCTTTAATGTTGCTGTTGGACCACTAACATTGGCAATGTCAAATCTGCGTGGTGCCATATTTGAAGCAAGTGCGGCATTAGGAGAGAAAACAGGATTTGGATTAGCCATTGCTGAAACGGCAACAAAGATCCAAGAATTTATTAAAGGTAATGATGTTTTAATTCAAAAAATAGGAACATCACTTACCAAGGCATTCCTATATGCAATTGAAATAGGAAAATTCTTCATAGCCAACATAGAATTGATAGGCAAGGCCCTATTATTGTTGATTAGTATCAAGGTTGCATTGTTCTTTGCCAATATGGCAAAAGCAATCATTAGCATAGCATTACCAGCCTTAGTGATGCTTGGCAAGGGAATTAAAACTGCCATCAGTAGCCTACTATTCTTTGTTCCAGGCGGACCATTAGTTAGAGGTATCATTGCGGGTATCGGTGGATTGGCGGCAGCCTGGGGATTGTATGAGGGTGCAACCAGTGATGCGGCTAAGGAAACCGTAGATTCATTCTTAGACATTGATAACATTCTCAAGGGATTGGGCATTGAAGGATTGGATGAACTAAGATCCGGATTGGAAGGCGTAACTGCTGAAGCAAAAAAATTAGAAGAACAAGCCAAGAAAGCCAATGAGGCTATGTCTAAACAAGAGGCAGCGGCAGCGGCAGCGGCGGACCAAGAGGCTGCGGCAGCAAAATCAGCCAATGACAAAGTAAAAGCATTCAATGAATATCTTGCTGCCAAGAAAGAAGAATACAGAGTAAGCAATCTAACAGCACTTGAACAGGAAAAGATTAAACTAATCCTTGATGCACAGAAAAAATTAAAAAGAGATCTTACTGAAGATGAAAAGAAATTATTAAGAGCCGCTGTTGATAACAATGAAAAACAAAAACAAATTACAGAGGAACTTAAGAAGCAGGCAGATGCTGCCAAGGAGATTGCGGATTACATTGAGAAGCAATCAAAAGGTCCTACCACAATAGAATTATTACAGACTGCAACTTCAACTGAGGA